CGATTTCGCAGCGGGCAGAAGTACACCTTCTTGAACGCGGTGCCACTGAACCCAAGCATCAGCAGCATGCGGTCAGTGTCGGGGTAATACTCTGTCGCCGTCGAGGTCAGGTAGTGGTTGAGGTCGTTCTCCAGCGCATTGGCGAGTTGGTCCTGCTGGACGTTGCCATTGTTCGTGTCCACGCGAATCTTGACCGGGCCATCGGTGGGGAGCAGTTCGCTCCTGGCATTGGCCTGGAAGCGCAACACGGCTTCCAACAGCAGCGGGTGGCGAACCTTGCTCATACCCTCGATGGGAGCGCCGTCCGCAGCGCCGCCGACACCGGGAAGTTCAATCTTCAGCCCCAGTAGCTTCAGCCCCAGAGCGCGGTCTTCAATCCACTCTTTCCGGCTGTCGATGTCGTATTCGATATTTCTCAAGAGGTCGTTGGAGATGCGGGACAGTTCCATCTGGTCAATCTCTTCGGCGAGATTGTCCCACCAGCCCTTGTCCTTCTCGCCGTTGACGTTGCCCAGCCCCTTGCCATCGAGCGAGACGGTGACCGAGCCATCACCATGAACAATCTTGATGATGTTGCCCTTGTCGTCAACCTCCGGCGCGTCAGGGTTCTCGCCTATGACGACCTTGATGTCGTCAGGGCCAATTGCCCCAAGACCAGACTGCATTCTGCCGGAAAGACTTGGCGAGATAGACATGGCGAACCCTCAATGTTGCCCGCAGACTATATCACCAAGAATTCAATCAAGCATTAGGGTAAATCGCGCGTCTAGACTTTACCCCAATAGCCGTATCCAGGTTCAGTCAGAGGAGCATCGAACGAGTATCCCATGAGGCCATCGTGGTCGAAGGTCACCCAGATGCCGTGGAACCGCTCGTCGTTCGAGCCACAATGGAAACTATCGCGGCTCAAGCGTCCGGTCAGTTCCCTGTGGAACCGTTGATTAATCTGCCACGCCCTTCCTGGCGAAATAAAATATTTCTCGGCGATTTCCTTATACATCACACCCTGAGAACGCAGCCGCGCAATATCACGGGAACGATTCAGCCTGTCTTCCGGCGTGAGGTCAGTTTTGTTCTCCGGCCAACCAAACGCTTTGTTACGCTCCTTTACGCCGTCCAATTTCCTTTGAACGTGTTCCATTATTTCTTTTGCTTGCTTTCGATTCTCTATTTCTTTGTTCTCATCGTCAAAAGTAGCAATCTCTCTTCTGATTTTGTAAGCATTATGCCATTTATCTTTTAGCCGGTCCTCTAGCGGATACAGCATCTCCTTCCCTTGGCTTGCGCGAACGGCCATGCGGCCACGGGAAAGCACATTGAATATCTTCCGCAAATTATCGGCAGAATAACCTAAACCCCAACCGTTGATGACGCCAGTCTCCTTCGCGCAGATAAAGTCGTACATATCCTCGATGTCGCCGAGACGATAGGGCGAGTTCTCGATTAGTTCAGGCCACTTGCCAGTTGCTTCTACGGAATCGTAAACGACATACGAGAAGCCCCAGAACAACTTGTCATCGGCCTCTTCCAGCTTTGATATCTCCATGTCACTATCTCCATTAGACTGGGTACAGAGGAGCCGGTGGCGCTCCCTTGTAGCGTCGGCCCTCTTCAATCTCGCTCAATCTCTCAGGGGCGCGGACCAGCAGCCCCATCTCGCGCAAGTATCTCACCCCCTGCGATAGCGAGTCAACAAGGTCATCGTGCTTGCCTTTCGGGAATTGTGCACACTGTGTCATGACCATCTCGGCCCACGTCATGTCGGGCGCGTAGACCATGCCCTCGGCGAAGATGTGTTGGATGGAGTAGAGCCTAGAGACCTTGTCCTGCGCCTTCGGGTTATAGAGCCTGACAGCGAAGTCCTCGTGCCCGAAGAGACGCTTTATCTCCTGAGCGAGGGAGTGACCTGACGCCTTAGCCTCGACCAGCAGGGTATCGACCTTGTACTTTTTGCACGTCGCCGCGACCTTCTGCACTAGAGCGTGGAGTTCGAGCCGCTCCTGCCACGCGTACATCAGGATTAGCTTCGGCGCACCCTCGACGTAGGTTCGACCATTTTGGACGTATCGACCATCCGGGCTGATGATGTTTGCTGCCACAGCCCTGCCGTCGTCCGTGAAGACACCCCACACGGTACAAGCACTGTAGTCGTTTTCGCTTTTTTCCGTGTAGGCGCAGTCAAGGCTGGCGAGAATGTAGTCGCAGCCGGGGAAGACGCCTTGCCCTTCCCATAGCTGCCACCAGTCCCTCTGAATGATTCCCCCGCCTCGAGGCGTCGGCGTCTGCTGGAACTGACCGGCAACCGCGTATGGCCCCATAACGGCCTTGTCCCTTGCCACCACCTCTGCTGGAAAACGCTCTGGAAAGAGCAACTCACCCTCTTCTGTCCGCCAATCTTGCCAGCCGAGACGCGTGGGCATCGATCGGGCCGGGTCATACTCCATCGGCAGCATGATGTGGTCGTAGCCGAGTTGTTTGTCGAGGATGATTCCGGACACGTCCTCCTCATGCAGTCTTTGCATGATGACAATGATGGCTGAGGTCGCGGGATTGTTCAAACGGGTGGGGACCGCCTCCAGGAACCAATCCCGTGTCGTCGCCCTCTGTTGCTCAGAGCCTGCGCTCTCGACGCTGTGCGGGTCGTCCAGTATCAGGATGTCGGCCCGAGAGCCGGTGATGGACCCCGCCGCGCTCGCCTCTCTGAATCCAGTGTGATTGTTTTCGAATTTCAGTTTGGCTGCTTGGTCCTGGGTCAGCCGCACCTTGTCGCCCCAGTGCTTCTGATACCACTCCGAGGTCACCAGACGGCGCATGCGGAGGTTATCGCGGATGGCGAGGGCTTGGCTGTGGGAAGCGCAGAGAAAGCGGAGATGCGGCGCGAAGGTCCAGGCCCACGCGGGCATGAACACGCTCGTCAGCAGGCTCTTGGACAGCCCAGGAGGCACGTTGATGAGCAGCCGGTTATACAGTTCCCCATCGGGCAGCGTATCGCCGTAGACGACCGAGTAGACTATCTGTTCGAGGTGAACGCAGATGAACGACATGACCTCGCCCCAGACCAGAGGCTGGCCGGGTTCGATGACGTGCCACGCCGCCTTCACAAAGTCTTCCAGCGATTCCTCGCACATCTCGCGTTCGAGCCTGTCGAGGACGGCCTCCGCGTCTATCTGCATTCCCTGGATGCTGATGAGGGTCACGGCCTGACACGCTCCAGCGAGCCGTCAGCGAGGATGCGGTAGCCGTTGTATGGGCCGAGGTACAAACACCGCCCCAGCTTCCTGTCGTACCAGCAAGCCTCGCAGCAGCCGCAGCGGACAGGCACGTATCGTTCGACGTCAGGAGGCTTTATCATTTCGCTTCCATAGCTTGCTTCCACAGCGCGACGAATTGCTCAGTGGTCAGGGTCTTTGCGTTCCACCGAATCATTTGCAGTTTCGGCGAGGCTTTGCCGTCAGCGCCGCCGCTATTGCTGGCAGGGCCATGATGACCACTCTTAATGCGAGGCTCATAGAGACAGCGGTCATTCACACACACCTCCAGTTGAGAATTTTGGACTTCGATGGTCTAACCCCGGAAAAAACGCTATTCAGACACACTTGAGGTTGTGCCAATCCTACTCCGGGGCGTCCTGAATGCGCTCTCGATACCAATCGAACAGCCAGACACCGGCTTTGCATATCCAGCGGCCAACCTGATATCCGGCGATGACGTAGACGATGAGGTCAACCACGAGAAAACCGCCCGCGAGCGTCTCGGCGCTGTCTGACAGAGTGGTGCCGTTTCACATCAGCCCAAGCCATGCCTCGACCGATTGTGATGCCGAGGATGAGCGTGGCGGGGAATAGCGCGGCGAGTACAAGTCCAATCATGATTTCCCTTCCTTCTTGGCTATTGCTGTCTGCAAGGCTATGCGAAGAGCCAGTTTCCCCTCTCGGTCTAACTCACTAAAATCCAGCACAGACTCTGTCTGAATCGGCCCATCGTCTGGCCCGGAGACATTGAGTTTCTGCGTTTCGCTCCAGCGGCCTCGGGTCTTGAGATAGAATATCATCGCCGTCGTGTCGCCGTTGATAGCCTTGGCAAACAGCGTGTTCGCTACGGCCTTCACAGCCTCGCCAGTGGCGTTATCAAGTTCGTGGCGGTAGTGACGCTGCAGAGTGTCCTCCGATAGTTTCAGGGCGCTCGCAATCCGGGTCTGGGGAATACCCGCGCGAGACATCTCATAGACGGCAAGGCGGGTGTTCTCATCCGGGATGTGAGGCTGTTGACGGTAGTCGCCAGGAGACGCGCCGCGCCGGTCAATTTTAATAGCGCCGCTCTTTTCTGGTGTCTTTGCCTTTGCCCTTGCCATCACCTCTCTCCGTGTGTGGTGTTTAGATACCGCTAGTGGAATACTCTACCATCTTCGCAGAGGACAGCCACGCCATTGTTTTCTGAGGCTGCAATCTGTTTGGCGATGCATCCGTCGGGGAGTGTGACTTGCGCCCAACTACCGAGCATCTGTGCGACAGTGCCGTCTGCCCCGACTTTGTCACAGCCTGCGAGCGTTAATGTG